ATTTTCCATGTAAGCATTAGCAGATAATCCCGCAGTTTTATATGCCTCATTTGCGTATTGTTTGACTTTTTCTGCATTTTCTTTAAACAGAGTTTCAACACCGCCTAAGGATTGTTGTAAGTCTCCGCCTTCGGTTAGAGCGGCACCGACTGCCTTTCCGATGGCCGCAGTAGCAATAACGCCCTTTAAAGCACCAACAATATTACTACCTGCGCTTTTACCCGCAATGACCGATTCTCCGCTTAATTCTTTTTGAATGCTTCCGCTTATGCCTTTAGCAGATGGCATTATTTGCACATACGCTTGACCTAATTCTGTTGCCATATTCTCACCTCCTGCCTTTCATAATTTCGTTTCTTATCCGTTCAAAGTCCTCACCAGAATCAAATACGATTACGTCTGTTTCTTTTGTTTTGCTTATAAACATATCCGATAACATTGTTGGTCTATTAATGCCCTTTTGACCGTCTTCAGTTTGTCCCCAAACTAAAATACTAAGCCTGTCAACAATTCCAGCCAATAATAAAGTTTCCATAGGCACTTTCTGACCGCTTAATTTCATTTTAATTCGGGAATCTTCCCGTAAGCCTATGGCAAAAACAGCTGCCCTTGATGGTGGCAGCTGTCTATAATCGTATATTTGATATGTTTCGGCAAAATCACAAATTAACGCATTTTCATCTTCAGAAATCATTCCGGCGAGGACTAAGAGTTTTTTGTTTCAGCCTGATTTTGGAATATCTCCATAATTTCATTAGACAACTTTTCTGTTGATACTAAGCCATCTTCATCTCGTAGATGGTTTTTAAGTTTCTTTGCTTGTTCTTCTCCTAACAGTAAATTAACTGTCTTGGGTAACAACAAAGGATTTGCATCAACCTCGCTTAAGGCTTCTATTAACTCATAGTTTTCAAGCCTTTTTTCTAATATCTCATACTCAAAGCCCGACTTTGTTTTTCCTTTAATCACAACTAAACCTCCTATTCGGCGGCTGCATATACTTCTACTGTGGCATCCGTTGAAGGGAATGAGTAACCAGCAAGACCGCTTATTTTAACTTTGACATTACCTTCTTCTGGGTCGGTTATTGTCAGGCTCCAATTCTTGCCTGAACCAGTCAATGATCCTTTAGTTGCAGCCCCTGTGCCTGGGGTGATTGTGATATGTGATGCTTGCAAGCCTACTACATCTACATCAAATACAAATGCGATGGCGGTTGAATCAGCCACTCCTGCTGTGCCACCGGTTTGTTCAGCTGTAAATGTTACTGCGGTAGGGGTAACTGCTCCTGGTTTTTGGATATACTCATAGTGGGTATTTTCTGCTGAATCCGGCAAGGCTTCTATTGTAGTTTCATAACCAATGGCATCCATATCCGCATAGCTGATTTCGCCTATTTCCGAAACTTTTCCGTTTGGGATAACAATCCTTTTCAAAACTCCGCCTTTTAAAATCATGTCAATTACTAAGGAATGTTCTTCCAACTCTTTAGAGTTTGCTTTAATCGTAATTCCGGCATTCAAATCACCGGTAACATTGTCTTGCCCATAAACTTCCTTTAGGACATCAACATTTGTTGCCTCAATTAAAGTATATTTAAAGGTATCAGGTTTGTCCGTTTGTACCACTGCAACAGTATCTCCGCCCCAGGCTTTTATTTTTTCGCTTTCAGGGCTGTTCGTGTTTGTCAGCCCATCTTCTGAAATATAGCCAAGGCTATTAAATGCCTCATTTAATTCTGTCGTTGCATCCGTTGGTAGTGGTGTTTCAAGTGGTGCTGAATATATTGCTCCGCCAACTTTTGGTTTTGCAGTTGAAACATTTGCTGCATTGTTCATATTTTTTCCTCCAATCTAATAATGTTTAATATCGAAAACCGCTTGATAACGGTATTCTTTTGTTGTTGTATCTGTAAAATTATAATCACTATTCAATTTGACCCCTCTTATTTCGTCAAGTTCAATTAAGCTTTTTACCGCTTGTTTGACTTTTTCATTAAGTGCGGCTGCAGCATAAAGACTTGGTGCATAACTTTGAAATGCAAAGGTCGCAGATGGCAAGTAGTTGTTTTCATCGCTACCAGTCTTTTCGATAACAACATAAGTCCCTGTGCTGGTGCTTGGTTTTTGAAGATGTACCGGCTCATCAAGTACAAAGTCAAGATGGTTTTTAATTATAACTTCTATCATTACTTCACCGCCTTTAGAATTGTGTTGTTTTTTAGGTTGTCAGACTTAGCTTGATAAGTTGCTGCACTCACCATTGCATTGGCCCTGTTTTTACCTATGTACATATCTTGCTCATAGCCTTCGCCGCATCTGTTTTTTATATTTGTCGCATATTCCCTTAATACCTCTTGCATTTCTTTTGACTTCATAAGTTCGGCAACGCCTTTTCGGTTTAGCTTAAATTTTAATTTACTCATATCGCTCCACCGTTACCTTCTTATTCCATTCAAGAGGAATTAAATCGTCAATGCCTTGTAGGGGTTTTCCGAATAC